AGATGCAGAACTATTAGAATTTTTGTCCACCGCTTTAATAAGATAACTGCCTACTCTAGCTGGCACGATTGCAGAATCGCATTTTCTACGAGGACATCTAACTAAATTTGTTGAGTTAATCCATTTAGCACCCGTTGTTACATCTTGAAACCTTATATCATAATAAGAAATATCTAAATCGCTGTTTTTACTAGGTGGAGTCCAAGTTAATTTCATTTGGTGTTGTCCGTGCATTTCAACGGCAAAGTCTTCCACATCACTGGGAACATCAACGCCTCCCACAATCTTTCGAGTTGCTGATACAAATGTTGATTTTGAGTCAATCGTATTTATGGCTCTTACCCGCACTTGATAAGTGGCCTCATCTATTACATTTAAGTGTTGATAGTTAAGTGTTTTTCCTGTTGCTATTTCTCTAAACGAATCACTTACAGCATTACCATCTGGGTCTAATGTTTGTTTTATTTGTACCTCATATTTATCAACAAATTTATCTGGAGAAACTCCTACTGTAATCAATAATCTTGTTATAACAATACCATCAGCATATTCAATCAACTCATCATCTAAAGTAACACTTGCTGGTGGTTGCACAGTAAACGGATTAGGTAAAGTTGTATCTGGTATTGTTGCGGGTGCTACTTGCGTTCCAAACGCATAAAATGAGTCTTGATGCTCTGATAATTGTAAACTTATTGTTTGGTCTGAATTAATTGCCATTCCTTGAACACGAAAAGGTTTAGCCGAGAAAGATGGCGTGGAGTGGCTCACATTAACAATATCTCCAATACTCAAATCTAAAGCTGTTGCATCTGCTCTTATATTTATATCTAAACTTGTTCTTGAACGTCTCAAAATTATCTCAGCCATTTCCTGAGCCTGATGTGGATTATTAAGCATAGAGAAATCAAAACGACCCTCTAACAACAAGCCACCATCTGCCGTTTGCATATTAGAAAAAGTATCTGCACTTGCTAATCCTGTTTCATCTACTGGTGGAAATTGGGCTGTGTCTGATTGATATGATTTATTTGGATTTATAAAATTAACGATAACACGATTATAACGAGAGTTTTTGTTTTTACTGCTTATTTGAATACCACCTATAATATTATCCTCTGTAAGAGTTATAGATGCTGAACCTGAACCCTCTACAAGTATTTTATATTTGCCAGCACTAAAATTTAGAAATGATCTTGAACCTCTGACAAATGCTTTTACATTATCAATAGCTTTTTTTGATGTATCAACAACTGTGTGACTATCCATCAAATCAATCGTACTAGCACCAGAAAAAGGTGTAATATCTGTGTCGCAAACATCGCCAGCTACTTGCCAATCAGCAAAATTAGAATCAAAATAACTATTAGGTATTCCCATACCAAATTTATCATTTCGCAAATAATCTAAAAGCTGATAAATTGGGTTGTCTGAGTATTCCCATGTGCTTGATGTGTCTGCTCTATGTGAGCCTGAACCACCAGTTACAGTGCTATCTAAATTTGGATTATAAACTTTTCTACCTTTTACAATAGCATTTACAGTAGGAAGAGAGCCAAAAGCGTCTGAGTTCCATTTAAATTTAAGTGCTATATAAGCTAGCCCCCTGAGCCGATGATTTGATGTCCATGATGATAAACCTGATAACAAACTAGATGCACTTTGGGAATCAGTTCCGTAATGTGGTTCAACTGTAATTAAACTTTCAGCACTAGAGTCATCATCTGGTGCTTTAAAATAATTTGCATCAGAACTAGCAACAGTCCTTTGAGTGTTGTCTGCCAAGTCGCCACTAAAAGTTACTTCATTATCATTTACAAATATTTTAGTTATGTCTTCTATTTCGCCCTCAGAAAGTATTATTGCCATATACAAGAACTCGTTGTCTGTTCCCGAAGTTTCTAAAAAAACTACATTGCCGCCGACCTTTCTAGTTCCATAAACTACTGGTATATGTGAATTTGCACTGAATTTATTTACTAATACACCCTTTGCATTTTGATCGGCTATATTATCTCCAAAATCAGGAATATCAGGAATAGGATTTAACCAACCTATTACATCTTCAACTAAATCTACAACAATATCAACAACATCTGATATAATATCAAAAGCGGCCTCAACAGCTTTCTCAGCGGCTTTAAAAGGATTAAATTTACCCATTATGTTAATCTCCAGTTGCTACCCATGTTTTCAAAACCTAATCTTTCAAATACAGGGTCTATATCAAGTTTCGTAGTTGTTGATAAGACTATAGGGTTGTTTTCAGAAACCCTTTTGACCATGTCAATTAATTGTTTGAGTAATTTATAATTTCTGAATTGTGGTTGAACATAAATCATTTCTATTTCTACTATTTTCTGTTTACTAAACCAATATTCGGATTTATGAAATATTAGACACCCAACCATTTTATCCTTATCTAAATCTTTTAAACAGATAATTTTACCTATTTTTAAAAAAGTATTTAAATAATAATTAACTTTTGCATTGTCTAGTTCAGGGAAATTACAGTGTGTTAAATATGTTTCTTTCCAATCATAGATTAAATAGTTAAGTTCCTGAATATCTTTTTTTTCTGCTTGGTATAAATGAATACTTGTCATTCTCTACCCCAACGTATATCTCTAACAGTTAAAGCCGCAAACTCCATACCTTTATCGCCGCTAAAAAATCTTTGTTGAGAGTTATCGGTTGTAGTTCTACCACTTATTTTGCTAAAATTACCCCAATGCGAGGTAACAGTCAGTATTAAATTAGCTGTGGTAGTATTATCGCTTATCTTATATTCGTCTATTGTTCCGTAAAATAATAAAAATGGGTCGCTAACTAAAGCATTGTTACTATCTAAATATCCTCTGTAAATAAAAACATTATCATTAATTATGTTTTCACTTAAAGCTATAGATACATAAGTTTGATCTACAGCCGATAGACTAATGGATAAAGAATTTTTTGTAGGTTGATTTGTTTCACTTACACTACTGATATTACGAAGATGTCCATTTGATTGATAAGTTCTTGATGTGCCAGATACACTAGATGTAATGTCAAAGCTAGCATTTGTTAAATATATTGGTGTACCAAAGCCTATCTCTAATAAAATAACTGGGTCAATGACTCCAGTTGCTAATTGTGTCTTTACCGAACTCGATAATCCTCTTGCCATTATAAACTCTCAATAACATCAAACTCAAATTTAAATAATAAATTACCATCTTTATCGTTAGAGTTTGTTTGAAACTCTTGAACATCGCTTGTTAGATGCACTGTCACTGGAACTGAGTCATAAGTGACAGAACTATTATCAGCTAAAGCAGTTCTTAAAGGTGGTTCAATAGTCACAGTTGCGGCATTACTTGATGATGTCACATCTGCAACAACCATGTAAATTTTATCATGTGCAAACTTTATCAGGTCACCCGCTTTGAGACGACCCGCCGAGTCTGCGGCAAATCCATCAATAGCAATAGTAGTATCAGCGGCAGAGTGTGACCCGTTCACGAGTAGAGTTCCTGTTTCATTACCAAGTGCATTAAATGTGTTTGGCAAGGTTATTGTGAAATTTTCTTTGCTACTTCTTTGTTTAATAATAAACGCCATGATCGGGGCAAACTCTGACCTAGTCATAGGAGGATATGAAATTGTAAAACTAAACCTTTGTCCTTGTACTTGCCTCCTAAATGTTTTGCCACTATCAGTTTCACTAATTAAAGTTTTTTGATTTGATTTTAAATTGATTGCCTCAAAGTTTGTGTTTGGTAAAGACCCACTCATATCAATGCCGCCTTACCTTTTTCATTAACAGCATTATTTATCATGTTTACAATTACACCTCTGCTATTAACTAATAATTCATTAAATCCTCTTGCATCAACAGTATTGATATTAAAGTTTACTGTCACTGGTTGTCCGCCACCAAGTTTATTATTTGGAATTACATTTGATGCTCTATCAGGAACGACCATTTCTGGCCCAGCCTCGCCGACAATATATGGTTGGTTTTGATTCATTCTACCACCAAGTCGTCTGCCCTGATATTTTCTACTTGCTATTGTTGCAATTTGAGCCGCACCTAACGCACCAATCGCTACAGCGAGAGGTATTCCAAACGGGCCAAGTGCTAATGCTTTTGTGACACCTCTTGCAGTGTTCACAACTGCATCTGCCATAGCTAAAGCCTTGTTAATTTGGAAAGCCGCTTTACTATGTTTACTCAACTCATCTAAAGCCTCTTTTCCTGTTGCTTTTGTTAAATCCTTAATTTGTTCTTTTGTAAGTTTTTCTAATTCTAATTCTTTAAATTGTCTGCTTTTGATATGACCTAATTGTTCATCGTAATTTTTTTGCATAAGTTCCTCAAGATTTTTTAAATCTTCTTTAATTAATTTTAGTCTTTCTGCATTACCCTCTTTTGTTATCATTGTTTTTAATCTTTCAAACTCTTTCATTCCCTCTAAAAGTTTTATATTAGCCATTTCTTGAGTCAGTTCTCCATCAAGAACTTGTTGATCTAATAATGTTTTTAAAGCGGCTTTTGATTCTCTAACTAATTCTAATTCTTTATTTACTCTGTCTTGTATAAGTTCATGCTCTGTTTTGTTTCGTTCTTTTATTTGTTCAAAAACTTTTTCATTTTCTTTTAATAATTCTTTTGATGCTTTTTTAATATCAAACACTTTATGTTCAACAACCTCCATAGCTTTTGCCGCCTCTTTTGCACTGTCGCCAGCCGCTTTCATTCCGCCGTGTAATTGTTTTCCAAAATGTGTTGAACCTTTGCCAGCCTCTTCAACAGTTTCAAGAAATCCATCAAATAATTCGTCTAATCCTGTGAAAAATGCGGCAACAATCCCACCTTTGACCACCAGAGCCGCTAATCCAACAAAACCAGCCCTCGCCGCCCTTATTCCAGCCGCTAAAGCTATCATTGATTTTGCAATATTCATTGTAGCTGTAGCAATTCCCATAAAGACTGTTGCCACTTTCAATGCAATAATTGCCTTTAATGCTATTAAAAATTTATCTGCATGGTCATTAACAAAAATTAACGCTTTTGAAACTTTACTAACTGCAATAGCTAAACCAGTTCCTAATGTTTTTGCAAATCCATCTACTGTTTCTTGGTTTTCCTCTATAAATTTATTTAGGTCTCCAAACTGTCTTTTAAGTTCTGGAAAAAAACCCTCTTCAACAATAGTTTTTTTAAATGAAAATACTTTATCGCCAAGCATTGATAAAGTTCCCTCAAAGGTTTTAGCTAATTCATCAGTTGTATTTCCGAATCTACCACCTCTACCAAAAACTTTTTCAAAAGCCGCAATAGTTTCTTCCGCCGATACTGTTGCACCCGCAGAGAACCCTAGCATATCTCTTACACCTTTTTCTCTGAATATATCTGCCGCCGCTATACCACCAGCAAATGATCTTTGTATTTGATTTGCGGCAGTGACAAAATCAAGTCCTGTCACAGCGGCTACATTACCAGTAATCTCTAATATTTTTGCTAAATGGTCTGCGTCATCAGATACAACAGCAAGATTACCCGCACCAGCTTGAATTTGATCGAGTGAAAATGGAACTTTAGCGGCGAACTTAGCCATGTTGTCAAAGGCTTTTGCACCCTCTTCAACACTGCCAAATAAAAATTTTAACCTTACTTGTAGCGATTCGACTTGTACGCCTACATTAACTAAATTTTTTATTACAAGACCAGCACCTAAACCAATAAAAGCATTTTTTAAATTAAATACAGATCGTTTAAGACCATCAAGATTTCCTTTGATACTATTAAGGGC